ATCAGCTAGACGTAGTGCCAAGAAACCAGCTAGACGTTCAGCCAAGAAATCAGCTAGACGTTCAGCCAAGAAATCAGCTAGACGTAGTGTCAAGAAATCTGCTAGAGTCAAATCAGCTAGACGTTCTCCTAAGAAATCAGTTGTTAAGAAATCAGTCAGACGTAGTGCCAAGAAATTAGTAATTAAAAAACCAAAGAAATGAGTTGTTTTTAATTAATTAATTAATTAAATATATTAATAAAATTATTTTATTTATTAATATTATAAAATAATAATAATGGACACCATTAAAATGTCAGTTGATGCATTTGATAATAAAGTAGGTTCAGTTTTATCCAATTATATGGAAAAACCAACATTAGTAAAAGGAGTAGTCCATTTACTATTAATGCTTTACGTAGCAAGAATAGCCCCTATCCCCCCTAAAATTGTTCTAGATTTATTTGCAAATATTTACTTTAAATTATTTATATTCAGTGTAGTTCTTTGGACCGCCCAATTTAGTCCATCTACCTCAATTTTAATTGCCCTTGCTTTCTTAGTTACAATTAATTATACTACAACTGGAAAATTATGGGAAATGTTAGATAACGTATCAAGTGACACTACTACAAAACCTACTGTTCAACAATCTGCTCAAGCAGTTGATTTATTAGCTAAAGCTGCTACAAGCAGTTCTCCAAGTGACCCTGCTACTGTACAAACTGTTGCAAATGTAGCTGTTGCAAATGCAACTACTCCTCAAGCAGTTGCCGCAATCCAAGCATTAGCTCAACAAGCAGTTGTACCAGAAGCTGGTGTTCCTGCTAAAGTTGCAGAAGCAGTAGCAACAGCTACTACAACTGAACCTGTAACTCCTGCTCAATCCGCTGCAGCAGTTGATTTATTAGCTAAAGCTGCTACAAGCAGTTCTCCAAGTGACTCTACTACTGTACAAACTGTTGCAAATGTAGCTGTTGCAAATGCAAATACTCCTCAAGCAGTTGCTGCAATCCAAGCATTAGCTCAACAAGCAGTTGTCCCAGAAGCTGGTGCTCCTGCTAAAATTGCAGAAGCAGTTGCAGTTGCTAAATCTGATATAACAAATACACCTATAGCACCTGTAGTACCTGTAGCACCTACGCCTATTGTACCAACCCCGGCTCAATCAGTTGTAGCCCTTGATTTATTACAAAAGGCAGCTGAAAGCAAATCTCCAAGTGATGTTGCAACTGTACAAACTGTTGCAAATGTAGCTGCAGCAAATGCTTCTAGTCCTCAAGCAGTTGCTGCAATCCAAGCATTAGCTCAACAAGCTGTTGCTCCAGATGCTGGTACTCCTGCTAAAGTTGCAGAAGCAGTTGCAGTTGCTAAATCTGATATTGTAGGAGCCGGAAACACTGCATTATTCCCTGAACAAGAATTAGCAAAAGTATCACTACCACAGATTATTGTACCAACCGCAACTCCTCAAGAAACTGGATGTTATCCAATCAGAAAAATTGATATGAGTGCTGTAATGGGAATGTCAAGTGAAGAATCGTCATCATTTGAAGATCATGCTACTTTTATGGCATCTAAATAAACTTTTAGAAAAAGTTTTAACAAAAGAATATAAATTAAACTAAAGTTTACTTTCTTTTATAATTTTAAAATATGAATAATAATTATAATAATAATTATTTATATAAATGGAAAAAATTGTTAAAAATAGTTATTTAAGTAAAAAAGGTTTTGTAATTAAAAAAGAATTTTTAACATTAGATGAATTAAATAAATTAAAAATAGAATTAAGAGCCAGACCATTAATAGATTCCAAGTTTGTATTTCCCGGATCAAAAGTACAAGATAATAGTTACCCTGTATTTATAGAAACTAAAAATAAAATATATATTCCTAAAATGTTTGGAATCAATAAGTTTGGATTACCACCTGCAACATTATCTAATTACAATGGTAAAGAATGGAATAAAGATATTATATTTAATGGATCATTATATGATAGACAAATAACTCCAGTAAATACTGTCATATCTGCATGTAAAGAAAAGGGCGGCGGTATTTTAAATGCAGAAACAGGTAGTGGTAAATCGATTATGTTATTAAAAATATTATCAGAATTAAAAGGAAAAGCTATAATTATAGTTAATAAAATTCCATTAATGAACCAGTGGATATCAGAAATTAAAACATTTTTACCAAATGCTAAAATAGGAACCATACAAGGTCAAAAAAATGTAGATGTAAATGATAAAGATATTATAGTATGTATGTTGCAAAGCATGTCAAGAATTGAATATCCAGATTCATATTTTGAAGACATATCAGTAACAGTTATAGATGAAGTGCATAATATTAGTAGTGAATCATTTTCCAAAATTTTATTTAAATTAGCTTCTAAATACACAATCGGTCTATCGGCTACACCAAATAGAAGTGATGGATGTGAATATGTATTTAAATGGCATCTTGGAGATATTGTTTATAAATCTACTGCTGGTAAACGCGAAGGTAAACCGCCAATTATTAGAATCATAAAAATAGATACAAATGAATATAAAGAAGTATGTACTGAAAATAAATTTACAGGTCAAAAACAAATACAATTTACAAGTATGTTATCAGAACTAATTCAAATGTCTAAACGTAATTTACTAATAATAGAATTAATAAAAACTATGATAATAGAAAAACGAAAAATATTAGTATTAAGTGATCGTAGAAATCATCTTGGTGAAATTAAAAAATTATTAGATAATGATACAAGTGTTTCATTTACATATGGACTTTTTTTAGGTGCAATGAAACAAAAAGATCTTGAAAAATCTAGAAAATGTGATCTAATTATTGCTACATATTCTGCTTTTGGCGAGGGTGTATCTGAAAAAGAATTAGATACATTAATTCTTTGTTCTCCTAAAAAATTTGTAGGTCATATTAAAACTTCTGTTAAACAAGAAAGTGGTAAGCTTGAACAAATTGTTGGAAGAGTGTTTAGAAAAGATCACATTGATAAAAATCCTATTATAATTGATTTACAAGATAATTTTTCAGTATACAAATCACAAGCTGCAAGTAGAAAAGTATTTTATAAACAACATTTTACAAATGGTATATTTGAAGATCAATCTATAAATTTAGATGAACATACAGATGTTAAAATAGAATATATAAAGACTAAAAGTAAAAAAGATGAAAAAATTAAAGAATTAGAGAAAAATATATTAACCAAGTGTTGTATATTAGAAGATTAATGACTAAAAAATAACACAAGATGAATTTATAACAAACTCAATAAATATACACAAAAATAATTTTGATTACGCGTTAACAAATTATATAAATATAAAAACTAAAGTAATAATAAAATGTAAAACTTGTAACAATATTTTTGAACAATTACCTAGTAATCATCTAACAGGGAGTGGATGTTTTCAATGTAGAGTAAATTCAACTAAATTAATATTTGAAGATTTTATTGATAAAGCAATAAATATACATAAAACTAAATATAATTATGATCTAGTAGATTTTGACAATTATGTAAATAATAAAACAAAATTTAAAATAAAATGCAATAATTGTAATAAAATTTTTGAACAATCAGTTGATAGTCATTTTAGAGGAGGTGGTTGCAAATGTTATTTTTATAAAGATTTAAAAAATACAAATGAATTAGAATTTTATAAAAAAGCTGATATAATTCATAATAATAAATATGATTATTCCTTAGTCGAATATACAAATGCTTTGACCAAAATTAAAATTAAATGTAATACTTGTAATAGTATATTTGAACAAAAACCAGGTGATCATATATTTGGTAATGGTTGTCCAATTTGTAAATTTAGCAAAGGTGAAAATAAATGTATTAAAATATTAAAAACCATCGAAAATATTAAAGATATTATTCCTCAATTTAAAATTAAAAATTGTAAAAATATATTTCCATTACCATTTGATTTTAAAGTTACACTAAATAATAATAAATATTTTTTAATAGAATATCAAGGGCGACAACATTATGATAAAAATTCTTGGTTTAGCGAGAATTTAAAAGATATTCAAATGCGTGATAAAATTAAATATGATTATTGTAAAAATAATAATATTAATTTACTACTAATAAAATATACAGATTTTAATAATATAGAAAATATAATTAAAGATTTTATAGAAAATTTATAATAATTTTTGGGGTTGCCTTTTTCTAAAAGGCATTTAATTTCGTTCGCTGTAATAATAATTATCTGGTTGATTATATTTTGAAAATAAATTACCTTGCCCGCTAACGCGCTCTGAGTTAAGGGTACTTCCACCTCTAAATGTAGTTGGTATGGGAGGTGGAGGTGCTAATCTATATTTTCTTTGAAGATCGGCAATTGTATTTTCTAATTCTTCTACTCTTTTTTCTAATTTTTCTACTTTTAAAAACAGACGTTCATTTTCCATATCTGGATTCATTGTTTTAATTACAAATTAAAAAAAAATCATTTATTTTAAAATTTATTTAAACATAAAATTTTAATTAAATTAAAACTCCAAATGAGATATATTAACGACGATTTTAAAAAAGAAAATATTCATCGTAGTGGATGGAAAGATACTATAAATTCACTAAAAAATGAACATGGATATTATAACATACTTGTAGATGTATATTTAGATGCTACTTTTCATTGGAGAACTGATTTATTAGAATATTTAAAAAAAGATTGGATGGGGTTTGTTCATCATACACCTAGTGGAAATAATAATTCAAAAGATCTTGTAACAAAACTAGATTTTGCAAATTGTAAAGGACTATTTGTATTATCAAAAGATCTTAAACAACGTTTATTAGAAATTAATCCTAATTTACCTCCTATACATGTATTAATGCATCCAACTGAAACACCTGAACAACTATTTTCAATTGGTAAATACATCTCAAATAAAGAAAAAAAATTAATTCATATAGGTAATTGGATGAGAGACCCAGATGAATTTTCTAAAGTTCGAACTACATTAACTAAATACGATCTAAATACATCTAATACATTTTTACCTAATATAGAATATGATACATTATTATCTAATAATTTAGTATGTATATTTTTAAAAGATGCTTCTGCTATAAATACAGTAATTGAATGTATTGTTAGAAATACACCAATTGTAGTTAACCCATTACCTGCTGTTGTTGAATATCTTGGAGAAAAATATCCACTGTATGCAAATGACAGTTTAGAAGCATCTAATAAATTAAATAATATGACATTAATCCTAAGTGCATATACATATTTATGTAATATGGACAAGACACAATTTACATTTAACTACTTTAATGACTCATTTAATCAAGTTATGTCAAGTAATGGATATCATAAAGTTGATCCTCCTATAGTAACTACATACCCTGTTCCAACAGATACATTTCAATCATTATCTATAACTAGAGGTAGAACTGGTGGACTTGGTAGAAGAAAACCAGTTGAAGTAAATAAAAGACGACGCCCATTTAATGATAGACATGATTTTTACAATGATGATAATGAAAATGAAGACTAATTTATTTATTAGTTTTAGTTGTTTCTTCATATTTTTTATATATATTTTCAATTCTTTCTAATCTTTTATCCCATGAATTCAATGGCTGTGAACTATCTTGTTCTTTATCAGATTCTTCATCTGATTCTTCATTTTCATATACAGATTTCATTTTTATAGTTTGTCTAGTAATTTTATTATATGATCTTTCAATTTTATCAAGCATAATTTTTTCTTGAGTCTCTTCATCCATTTTAAATTCTATAAAATTTGAATTTTTAACAGATGCTGTAGTAAGCACTTCTCTTTTTTTTAATTTAGTAACTACTATATCACATATATCATCTAAAAAATGATCACCTATATCTATATTCCAATCATCAATATTATTATCTACATAATTAAATATATCACATGTTTTAACATTTATTTTTGTAACTGTTATTTTAATAATTATTTGCTCTGTTATAGATTGTATATCTGTATCTTCTACTTTGTCCATTATTTATTTATATATAAAAATAAATAAATCATTTTGTTTATACCAAATCATATCCTATATCAATCAAGTATTTATATACTTTACCACCTACTTTTATTTTTCTATTTGTTTCTGGATTAATTACATATTCTATTTTAATTGGCGCTCTGCACAATGAACAATTATTATTAAATTTCATATGATTACTCACACAATCTTTATGAAAACAATGCCCGCATTCTAATGTTACAAATGCACTATTTGTTGTATCAAAACATATTTCACATTTATAATTTACAGCCTCAGCGCAACTCTCAATACGCGCGCTGTCATCAGTGAAAGCAACACCCTGATACATCTGTAAAGTATTAATTACAGATTGATAATTTATTAGATATAAATCTATTTCAAAACACACACTTTCATAATAATCATGTGGATATTCGTAATTTAGACTATATAATTGCATATAAATTGATGACCAATTTTTAATAATATAACTATCAATATAATTTTTGAAAATTGTTTCGTTGGTAGTGTAATCTATTAAACATGTATACCAACTTTGATATTTTACGTAATCAGTAAATGTTTCATCGTCTCTACCACCTGGTTCATGTTTATATGGATGCCAATCTAAAAATGACATAATTACTAATAATATAGTTTCTATTGTCATACTTGAACTCCAACGCTCATTTTCAGACGGCCATGTATTAAGAATTGTAAGACATACTCTTCCACATTCATATAATATTGGATGTATTCTTTTTTCTGAATAATTTACAAATGTTACTACTGGGGGTTCATATGGATAATTATCTGTAAATGTCAAAGTTAATCTAATAAATTTATGACGATATACCGAATCATATGGACCTTTTATTATAGCATGCACTTTAAAAATGTCTTGTTCATCTAATGAAATAAGATAATCATTATCTAATAATGGACGATTATTTTGCTGCTTTATTAAATTAGTTACTTCTTTTAGTAATCTTTTATTACAGTTCATATTATTAATATTTAAATTTAATAAAATTTAATTCATTTAATTTAATTTTGCATTTAATTTAATTTTGCATTTAATTTAATTTTGCATTTAATTTAATTTTGCATTTAATTGAATTATATAATTCTCATCTGATTTTTTAGTCGGTGATGGCAATATATACTCATCTGAACTTTCAACTACACTTTTTTGACTATTTCCATATTCATCTAATTTCTCTATAGAATTTATAGATATAATATTATTTCTATTGAGCAGTATTTCATTTTCATCTGGATTTATATTAGGAAATCCTAAATAAATTACCTTTGATCCAGCTGGTACAGTTATTTTTAATACAGTTTTATGTACACCTGAACTTCCAAATTTAAGAGCAACATTCATGTCATAAGAAGTAGAAGTAAACCCTTCATATTTTCCTGAATAATTTGATAACATTAAAGTGTTTCTACGAGAATCTGTATAAATTGGTAATTTAAGACCTCTATATACTACTATATCATTTTTTAATGGAGGTGCTAGACTAAATGCTAAATCTATATTTTGAATTACATATTTTATATATTCTAATTTTCGATTGCTGTAACTACCCCTTTTATCTAGTTTATCACCTTCTAGATAATCATTTATAGCTGTATACGTATCACCTGAATATTCCAATAAACTTCTAGTTACAACACTAGGTAATGCATCAACAAAGTCTTTTTGATTGTTGTAATCATATTCTGATAAACCAGATTCTTCCCAGTCGTCCATAATACTAATACCATAGAAAAAAAATATTTTATTTATCTTTTAAAACTTTACTTATATATGCTTTAGTAATTGTTTTGTTAAATTTATCCTCAAATAATTTAGCTGATTCTGCTAAAGTTGTATCTTCAGAAACATTTTTTACCCATTCTAATTCATCTTCAGTAAATTTAGTAGCTTTTTTGGTTCTCTTTTTTGTTAAACTTTTCATTTGACTATATTCTGGAGTTTCTTTTAAATTTTCTTGGATATCTATATCACCTAGCCATATTTTTGAAATAATATCACGTTTTACAGTAATTTGAAATTTGTCTTTAATAATTTTTGAAGCATCTTCGCTTGTATTATGTTTTAATTTAAAAATTTCAATATAAATTTCATCTGAATATGTTTTAGGTTTTGGTGGAGATTTTTCTTTTTTAGGCAATTCTAGTTCTTGTTTAACATTGTATTCTTCATTATTTAGATAAGCCATCATTTGATTATATTTTTCTTCAATTGACACTTTTTTGCTTGATGTAGTTCTCCAAATTTTACCATTTTGTTTAGGATGAGTTTTATCAATGCAAAATGAATCACCTCGTTTATCAGTTTCTGGAATATAATAACAATATTTAGGAATTTTTTTTGCCTCAAAATTATTTGGTAAATTGTTTCCTTTTTCATATTCTCTTTTTTTAATATCTATTTGTATTTCTTCATATATTTTATGAATAATTTCTTGTTTAGGTTGTTGCTTTGTAATAATTATTTTAGTTTTTTCAATTTGTTCTTTTTTAGTATGCTGAAGTGGATTTTTACAAGTAGGTATTTTATTAAGAAATTCTATATGATTATCTAATTTAAAATAATTTGTTATTTTCTCACATTGATTTACAAATGTTATTGGATCTAAGCAACTTTTCATATAATTACAAATTTTACAACAACTTACACAATTATTAATTTCATAATACTTTGAACTATCTAATCTGTCTATACCATTTAGAGTTTCTTGTGGTAAAAGTCCACAATAAAAACAATTTGATGTCATCATATTATAACATAATTCATCTGTCATATTATCATTCCAAATTATATTTTTTTTTTGAGCTTGCTGTTTAATACCTCTAAATCTAGCTGCAAAGTTTTGAGTTTGCCATTCAGCAAGATGTTCTTTATTTTGGCTCCTCCAATTTTTAGCTATTTCAGCATTATGTTTTAAATATTCTTCTTCATTTTCTTCTCTTTTCTTTTCGCGATGTTTAATATAATATTTTTTGTCATTCTGTCTTTTATTAGTTTTATTTTTATTTTCAGGTAATGCTTTTCTTTTACCATCTTTTTCACGGCATTTTAAACAACGTTTAACTGTATTACCTAATTTACCAATAAAATCTGATTGAATTCTATTGCATTTACAATTTGAACATTTAATCTTTTCTTCTTCCATTTTAATAAATATATCTTATTAAAATAAATTTCATTTTTAAATATAACGCACCTTTTTATTTGCATGGTATAATATAAAATATAAGCCAAAATACAAGGCCCTCAGTTGGAATAAGCTAACCCACCCATTCCACTCATGATTCGGAGAACGTTGTAGTTAACAGCGAAAGTCTTGAGGAGAACGGCAGCACTTCCGGTGGAAAGAGATAGGTTGAGGGTGGCGTTATCAATACGGGACATATTGACTGAACCAGATGGTTGATGTTGTTCAGGGTTGAGGGCAAAGGAGTATACGTAGATACCGGTTGCAGGGATACGAGTGTGATGTTGATAAGGTTGAACAATACCAAAGTAAGCAGCATCACGAACAGAGAACCGATCTTGACCGTTAAGTTGTAGTTTAGCATCAACAACGGTATCAGCACCAGTGGTGGTATAATCAGATGGTTGAACGTTAGCTTCAGGTTGAACGACCCAGACGAGTTCTTTAACGGGGTGGTTAAGAGCAAGTTTGGATTTAACTGCATTGCTGGTATAAGATTCACCACCAGTGTATTGGAGTTGTTCAATGAGGTATTCGTGTTGAACTTGAGCGAATTGACGACGTTCATCAGTATCAAGGTATACATAGTCAATGTAAAGACTGGCGGCACCAATAGCAGGGGAACCAGTGACAGTTCCTAAGAGGAGACCGGCAAGAGGTTTGAAGGAAATGTTGAATTTAACTTCGTGGTATTGGAGAGCAATGAGAGGAAGAGCTAGACCAGGGTTACGGCAGAACCAGAATTGGAGAGGAACGTATAAAGTGGTTTTTGCGAGAGTAGTAGTGGCGGTAGTAAGACCGGTAGTGTTACCGATCATAACGTTATAACCATCATATCTTTCAGCAGTTTGAGTTAATTCGTTCCAGATGTTGAGCCAATCACCATAGTGACGATCAATTTCTTGACCACCGATTTCAACATTGACGTAATCAATTAAACTGTGACCAATGTTTTCAACCCAGTGAACACCAGTTCCAGTTACTTGGGGAAGAGTTAATTGAAGGTAAGTGCGACCAATAAGATCACCGTTACGAGATACGGTGCAAGTTACTTTGCGACCAAAATCGGCAGTGCCGTTGAAAGTTTGTTCAATGCTTTCAAGAGCAAAGTTAGTGTGTCTACGATAGACAACTTTGAAGAAAGTAATTTGAGGGTTACCAGTAAGGTAAATATCTTGAGCTCCATACGCCACTAATTGCATTAATCCACCAGCCATGTTTGTTTGTTTTTATAATATTAAAAAAGAAAAAAGTTTTCTCTAATTACCGCAAAATTAAAAATTAAATGTTTTTAAATAAATTAATTAATTAATTAATTAATAAAATAAATATTCTGTTTTAATATCTTCCAATATATCCCTATATAAATTATCATTTAAAATTTCTAATAATTTATCTTCTTTTTCTTTTTTTGTAAAATTTTTATTATCAGGATTATATCTAATAAATTTACAAGGTAACCCTAAACTTATTATTATATTATTCATTCTAATAATTTCACAGTCATTATCATATTGCGAGTGAGCATTTTCATCAACTTCTAATATTAAATAGTAACTTATACAATCAAATAAAAAATCTGGACGATATTTTAAACAACAATCATTAATTACTATTTTATCATGTATAAAATCAAAATTATTATTAATTAGTAATTGTTTTACATTTTCTTCTTTAGTTTTTGTTCGTTTAGTTTTATTAGGATTACAATAAGAACATAGATAATTATTTTTTTTTGTTACATAAAATAATTTACAATCTTTACATTTCCTATTTTTATTAATTTTGTCTTTATTTTCTAGTCTATATTTTTCATGATATTCTTTTAATTTAATTTTATTTTCTTCGTAATACAGTTTCCACTTTTCCTTATTATTTTCATAAGATTCTTTTTGCTGTTTTTTAATTTGTTCTTTATTTTCTTCTTTGTATATTTTTTGATATTCTTTTTGACTAATTGATATTTTTTCTTTATTATCTTGATAATAATCCTTTATTTTTTCTATAATTTCATCTTTATTTTTATCATAATATTCTCTTCTTTGTTCTAATATTTTATCTTTATTTTTTTCATAATATTCTTTTTTCCTTTCTTTTATTTTTTCATAATAAATTTTACTTTTTTCTAAAATTTTATCCTTATTTTTTTGATAATACGTCTCCATAATTCTTATAAAAATTAAAAATGATTCAATTTTTATACATTTTAGTCCATTCCAATAATTTTTTCAATAGCTGAATCTGGTAATGATTGTGACAGCGATTCATAAATATAATTAAGAATATAAAAAAATCCTTCAATGCTTACAGTTTCAATGTCTTCTAACATATTTTATAAATTTTAAATATAAAATAAAAATCAATTTTATTAAAGATCAATTTTACATATATCTTTTTTATTAATCTTTTCTTTTTTTACTTCTGGTTCTAGCATTTTAGAAATATTTTTTAGTGTTCCTGGTTCATTCAATCTAATTCCATGTAAGAGAAGATCTCCTTTATCAGTTAGTGTTTCAATATGTTTTCTACATTGTCGAATATTAGTAAAAATACCTAAAATATTAGAATACTCTTTTTGTGATAATATAAATACTAATTGCATTTAAATTATTAAATATAAAATAAAAATCAATTTTAGTTTACTTTTTCAAAACCAATTAATAATTTATTGTCTTTGACTTGAGAAGTTATCATGTATCCATAACTTTTTGTATATTTTTGAACTAATTCAAATTCAGATTTTGATAATTTAGTTAAATCACGATGGTTATAAAGTATTTCAATACCATAAAATGTAATTGTTACTAATATATCAAAAATTAAATCATCAACTTCTTCTTTAGTTTTAGCTTGTTGTGCACATGCTTCCTCTAATTGTAATTGTATTGAACATGGCTCCATTGGATCACTGCTAAAAATTTGTACAGCAATGTCTCTTGTATTGTCACTTTTTTCCATTTTATAAGTAATGTAAATTAACTTTAAATACTTTTTAAAAAAAAAAAGTAACCAAAAAAGTACTAACTTATCGAACTAAATATTTAGGTGGGAAATATTCCTCACCGCGAAGATCATATGACATATTACGAGTATATCTAGTAGATTTCCAATTACCTTCATCTTGATCGGAATTTGTTAGATTGCTATAAAAATTTTCATATTGTGGTACAAAAAAGAGGAAAAGTAGTAAAAGTAAAATTAAATAATACATTATAATATAGTATTTTTAAAATAAATATTTTAAAAATTAATTTAAAAATTTGTTAATTAGTGTAAGTTAGTTTGTTTAGAAGAGTGCTGGGACTTCATAGACATGTCCATAGTAAAGAGTACCACCAGTCATTAAGACAGCTAATACCATAAAGACAATTCCCATGGTCATATTAGATGAAGCAGTATCAGGACTGCATTGTTTATTACCGGCGCTTGAAGACATATAGTTGGAAGCAACAAAATATGCAAAGATAGTGAGTGCTACTAGGAGAGTAAAAAGATAAGTCATTGTGTTTATTTATAATATAAACACAATAAAAAAAATTTACAATAAAAATTTAATTAAAATTTAATTATATTTTGTAATATTAAATATGGAATATTTTAACTATTTGTTCAAACCTAAATTAAATACTACAAACAATATATTTTGTGCTGCAAATATAATTAGAACTAGTTATATGTATGAAAAAAAAAATAATGATATATCTGGATTCAAAATAGATGAAAATGTAATATCATTTGATATAACATGTATTTTAAAAATACATAATACAGACTCGCATAAAAATTGGTTAAATTACAACCCGCCATCAAATTATATTAAAATACATTTAGATGGAGTAAAATTAGACAACGGATGGAATGTTAAACAAACACCAATTAATGACAAAGTTAATATATTTATAAAGTCAAATGGACAATTTCAGTATTCTAGCGAAAATGATTTTGAATTTATATATAAAATTGAATCAATGTTCTGATTAAATTTATTTTTTTTCTAATAACCATGTCATAAATGGCCTATCTACTGATATTTTCATAATAGAATTTTGCGAATCTTGTTCGTTTTTATTAATTTGGATCCATGAATCCATATTTACTTTAAATTTAACTGGTTCAACTGGTTGAACTTCAATTATTGGCTTAATTGGGTTAATTTTAGGTTCAGTAGTACATATATGACTTCTAATATAATCATATAGTTCTTTTGTAGTAAATCTAGAATCAGGATCAATTGTTAATAATTTTTTTAATAAACATTTCATATTATCTGATATGATATCTTTTTCATTTATATTTTTATTAATTATAGCTTGTGTAGTATCTCTTGAATAAAATACTTTTAAATCTGTAATTTCTGACATATTTGTAAATGGTAATATATTAAAAACTAATTCATATAAACATATACCATAACTCCATAAATCTATTTTAGTATCATAAAATACAGATTTAGTTTTAATTTTAGTTTTAGTTTCTGACTTAATTTCAGACTCAGTTTCAGAACTATTTATTAATTGTTCAAATTTATTTACATTAGATATCATTTCAGGTGCCATATAATATGGAGTTCCACATAATTTAAAATATTTTTTATTTTCAGGCTTATCAAAGTCATATATTTTAGAGTCATCTGGCATTGGAACATTACAAGCAAATCCAAAGTCACTAATCTTAAATACACATCCAGAATCATCACTTTTTACTAATATATTTTGTAATTTTATGTCTCTATGAACAATATTTAAAGAATGCATATACAACAAACCAGCAGATGTATCTAATAAAAATTTGTTTATAATATTTTCATTAAATCCATTAAATACATTTCTTGAAAAATTATTACTTTTTAATAGATTAGTTAAATCTCCATAATCACAATATTCCATTTTAATATGAAAAATATCATTGCTAAATGTATTTGACATATATGTAATAATATTTGGATGATCTAACATTTTTAATATATCTATTTCACTATCAATTAATTTTTTTAATTTTTTATAATAATATTCTTCTTCACTATTGTAATCATAATTTACATTTATAGTAGGGGTTACTCTATGTTTTGCATACGTGCTATATGGTGTTAAATTTAAATTTTTATAAGAATTTAATGAGACATCTCTTTTTATTGGTATAGTATTCTTATTTTCTTTTTGAATAACTATTATAGAAGAGTTTTTCTTAGATCTATTTCTAGGTTTTTTTCTTGATTTTAAATATTTATCAACTAACATATTTAGATTAACTTCTTTTATAATATAATATTTGTATCGCTCTTTTTTTTTCTCATTTGTAAATAATGTATTTTCATCAAATATAGAACTTTTTACAAGACTTGGACTATTATTTTTATACAAATAAACATTTGAAAACGATCCCTTACCAATCTGCTTTATACGTTCACCTTCTGTATCGGACATAGATACTCTCTTATAATTAAACTTTTATAAAAAGTTTTATCAAAAAACGAATGAATACAAAAAAAAAGTTTAGAGTACATTAAAGTATATTTAACGCCAATGACGTTAGTCAATAAAGTACTTACTAATAGCATTATATCCCATATCAATTAAACGCTGTTTATTTACTTTACTTAGACCAAAATTAATAGTCTGTGTTAAATCTTCTGTATGTATATATACTGTATGTGCATTATAAGTTCCAGTCATTCTAACTCTCTTGTCTCTTTGTACCATAAAACATGCTAATATATGATATATATAATTTTCTATATCATCTACTTTTTCATTTACATCGTGGTCTTCCAATTCGCCATGACTAATTAATTTTAAACCTAATGTTGTTTCTAAAGAATCTTTAAATAAATGAATAGGGTAACCATCAATTAGCCCTCCATCTACATGTGTATCACCATTACCCACCGTTTGTGTATCAGAATTGTATTTAACAACTGTAAATATAAATGGTACTCCAATTGACATTCTAATAGCATCTGTAACTTTAACATTTGGCGTACTTGCCGCTGAAAAAATTGTAAATTTATATTTATTTAAATTAGTAGACAGTGCTTGATAATCCACATTTGTTTTTTTATATAACTGTTCAAATGTAATGTTAGGATCAAAATTTTTAGCCTTCATTAAACCTTCTAACCATTGTATTATTTTTTCACCAGTATCTAGACCAAAATTACTAATTAAATTTAAAAATCTTATATTCTTTAATTGATCTAATTTTTTATTTAAAATTTCCTCCGCCATTTCATTAGATGTATAACCAAGTAAATATACCAAGTTAAATATAGTTCCAACTGATACGCCAACTAATTTTTTAATATCAATTGTAGGTAAATTTGATTCTGGATTTTTTTTTTTAGCCTCAATTAACTCTTCTATTTTTTTAAAAACACCTATATAACATATACCACGACTACCTCCTCCACTTGAAAGTACAGTATTTATTACTTTTTTCATCTAATATAAGTATATAGAATTATATTTTTTTTTAAGCGCAACTTAGCCTTTTCAAAAAAGGCTTACCCAAAACGGGTTGCCACCAATATTGACAGAGCGATAACTAGATTTAATTTTGGTGGTAACCCGTTTTGTCACTTAATTTTTAATTAGCTTTGCTAATTAAAAATCTCCACTTTTTCAAAAGTTGATTTCATTAAATTCAGAATCTATTATATTTATAGTTTCTGTAATATCCCAAATATTTTTAATCATATCCTTGATTTCTGTGTTGTTGTAAAGTATCATTTTGTTTATATCTTTTGTTATATCGCGGTTGCAAACTCCCGCGTACATTATACTCTTTGTTAGATCTAAATCTTTTAAAAGGTTAAAATCTTCTTCTAAAATTATTACATTGTGATCTTGTACAGAATATTCTTTATATATTTTTTTATTATACTTTCCAATATATATTTTTATTAAAGTAGACTCAGTTTGTTTTATTAAATAAGTGTAGTGTAGTTTAGCTTTATAGTAAATATAATTATATATAAAAAAATATAATACAAATATTTTACTGATTAAAGGTACCTTGTTCTTACTCATGAGTTGTGCCATCTAAGTTTTTATATTACTTTAACTTTAAATTAAAGTGAATTTTAAAATTAAACTAATCAAATCAAATGTCTTGGTACTTGATTGCAGGAATATTAATAATAGGCACAATAAATACAATTATTAGTAAATTACAAGACCGTATATGTATTGACAAATGTGAAACAGATAATCCTATTTATTTTGAACAACCATTGATTCAAACATTAAATATGTTTATAGGTGAATCACTATGTTTAATTGTTTATTTGATTTACAAATACAAATACAAATACCAAGATACCTTTAACGAAGACGTTATACGGCAAGGTACCCCTGAAGAACAAGAACCATTAATTCCTAGAATACAGGTACCAATAAATTTTAAAAATGTTGTATTTAAAAATTGGAAATTAATATTACCAGCATTATGCGATGTAATTTCTAGTACATTTATGAATGTAGGATTAATATTAGTATCTCCATCTATTTTTCAAACACTTCGAGGTAGTCTTATAATATTTACAGCATTGATATCAATGATATTTTTAAGAAAAAAATATACTATTCACCAAATGATTGGTTTATTTATTATATTTTCTGGTATATCAGTAGTCGGTACAAGCACTGGAAATAATACAAGTGATACTATAGGAATTTGTATGATATTATTAGCTCAAGTATTTACTGCTACGCAATATGTACTAGAAGAAAAAATTCTTACAACAGAAAACTCATCGGTAACACCATTATTAGCAGTTGGTCTTGAAGGTATATTTGGTATAATATTAGTGTTAGTAGTATCACCAGTGTATTTTGTAGTAATGAAAGTAGATCCAATTAAATTATTTTATCAAATTAATTTTATGCTATGGATATCATTTATAGTACTTGTATTTACTATAGCTATAATAAATTATCTTGGATTAACATTAACAAAAAATATGTCATCTGTATCAAGGACCACTGTTGATGCATGTCGTATATTAGTAGTATGGATAGTATCAATTATTATTGGCTGGGAAGTATTTAGTTTAATTCAATTACTAGGGTTTTTAATTATGTTATCTGGAATATATATTTATTTTTCAAGTGAAGGGCTTTTGCTGCCTTACCTTACCGATGATGAACCATCGGTTCGGTAGAGGTACGACGATGGCTCAGCCTAAAGAGTCATGATAAATATTTGTAACGGTAAGTTAGTTTTTGGTTACTTTTTTCAAAAAGTATTTAAAGTTAAAAAAAGTATATAATAAATGGACGAATATATATTTAAAACTCACGATCGTATTAAAGTTGTAAGAAAAGTACCAAGAGATTATCCTGATCAAGTTAGAATGTGTGATTTATATGCAGGATATATAGGAAGTATTAAAAAATATTCAAAAGGAGATAATTCTGCTTTAGTTTTATTTGATTCTATAAATGGTAATCGTTTTATGAAAATTGATATCAAGTTTTTAGAAATTTTATATGACTAATTAAGTCTTAATTTAATTAATTCAATTAATTAAATTTATTTAGTATATATAATGATCAAGTTACCAGAAGGAATAGATTACTCCGAATATAATTCTACATCAGGAATGGCCACAAAAATATGGGGACCAGTGGCCTGGAAATTTTTATTTATAAGTATACTAGGTAGATATCCTGTAAAAATTGATAAAAAAAATAAAGAACACCTGGTTATTCAAAAAGAATTTAAACATCTTCTTACGAGTTTACAACATGTACTTCCATGTGTTTTTTGTAGAAATTCATTTAAAGATTTTCTTAAGATAATTCCTATAAAAAATTATTTAGGATCACGAGTTGAATTAATGTTTTGGCTATATTCTATGAAAGATTTGGTTAATAAAAAATTAATTAATCAAGAATTAAAGTGTTATATAAATGAAAAAAGAATGCTTAAAAAAAATGCTAACAATATTACAGAATACAATAATCAAAAACAACTTTTAAAACAAAAAACATTTATTACAAAACAAACACCTCATTTTAAACAAGTCCTTGACTATTTTGAAAGTTTTAGAGCAACTTGTTCTAAAAAGAGTTTAAGTTGTGTTTTACCTAGTAAATAATTAATCTATTTCTTATTAAATTTTTTTAATAAAAAGTGCTATGTAATTGTAATCATTATAGAATTTCCATGAATCTACGTTTAGAACCAGGTGATTCTTCATAAGAGCTGTTCATGAAAGGTCCTACTTGTGCTTTAGGGATAGGGGGCATGCTACGTAAGTCAAGATAAGGGATTTTGTTTGATTCTAATTGGGAGTTAATTCCAATGTGATATCCTGATTGGAGAAAGTTTTGTTCAGATAGTAATTTACCGACTGGGTTTTCTTTTGCAAATGCAGATGCATCGTCGTATTTGGGTAAAAGATCTTTTGCACTTAATTGAGCAGATCCGGCTACAACCTTATCAACTTGAGCTTCTTGTGCATTTTGTACTACTGGATTACCAGCAGTTGAGGGGGCAGCTTTAACAAGAGAGTCTTGTGCTAAAGTCATAATAGGAAGAGGGGTTGAAGGAGCTTGTCCAAGTACATTTCCTCCATTTATGGCAGTTGAAACTGGAACTGGCGCAACGTTATCAAGTCCTTCTTGATTATATAAGCGCATAAAAATATATAGAGCGCCTAATATTAAAACTACTTTAAGTAGATCATTATTTTGGATTGTTTCAAAAATAGTTTGTGCCATTTGTTTATATATATATAATATAAAAAATAAAAAAAATAAAATTAATTTAAATAATAATTAATTACAATTAAATTAAATAAAATAAAAATGACATCTGATTTTGATACTAATTCTAATTTTGATACCGATTCTGAATATTCTTATTCTGATGAATTAGATTTTGACCAAATGTATTTAGTTTGGAATGATCTCAAAGAACGTTTCCCATATTTTACGTGCGATTTTCAAGTGTTTTATAAATGGATGTCTGGTGATCCACTTGATTTAATTTATACGCAAGACAAACGTTATATTAATAATTATGAAGAATACTTTTCAACTGAATTAAAAGTAACGTGGAATATTATTAAAAATTACAATAACTGTTACAATGACTGGGTTTTATTCTGTTATAATAATAACATCTAAAGAAAAATGAAAATAAAAAAATATAAAAATATAATACCTCACATGTATTTTGTATATTATAATAATATTATTATTGGTATGTACTCAACATTACAAAAATCACAAGATGTTATTATAAAACATTGGCACCAAAATTTGCGATTTAATAGACTTGAAGATTTAGAATATGCAAGTCCGCACGAAATTATATTAAAAAATTGGAATTATATAATAATAACTCATGAAAATCAAACAATAGTATTTGATATAAATAACTTTTTAAAAAATAATAATATTAGAATTTGTACATTAAAACCAAATGTATCTGAATTATATGATGCATTCGTGACTATTTAATCTCACTTCCATTTTTATTACGAATTTGTTTTTTAGGAATTCCGTATAAACCATTAATTGCCATTAGTGCTGTATCTGATCTATCATCTGCTTTTCCACATGTTAAAAAATTATTTAACCATATTTCTTTTTGTTCTTTTGAAAATTTATTTTCTAAAAAATAACGAGTGTATTGTACACTTAACCACTTTCGTTGGGCATATTTACCCTTTAGTGCACATTTAATTTCAGGTCCTGTATACGCTTTTAATTTATTCGAAGCCCTTATAAATCTAATTGTTGGTTGATTATTTCTGTCCATATATATCTCAACTAATTTACCATACAATACATGTGATACAAGTTTCATTCTAGGATTAAGTGTTGGTTGTAATTCTATAATTATACTTGACAAGCTATTAAATAATTCTTTATTTGTAGTATATATTTCTTGCATTTTTTTTAAAATTATAGTAACTAAATCTTGAAGGAGATAGTCTTTTATTAATTTTGGTTTAAAAATGTGTTCTTTTTTTATTGGAGTGTCTTTTGGAAAATGTGTTTTACATGAATAAACTGTACCTTGCCGTACAACGTCTTCGTTAGAGGTATCTAAATCTACCTGTCTTTTGTAACTACCTTTTTTACCACATAGTTTACCACTTTTTTGAATACCTGTACAAATGTGAGTATCAGCTTCTAATGTATTGTAATCTTCCCATAAATGAATTTTATATGTACCCAAGTCAGTTTTATTAGTACAACTCATAATACACATTGACAAATTACGTACACCTATATCTATTGATAAAATCATATTAATTATTCAAAATAAATAATAAAAATTAATTAAACGGGCTTTATTGTAGTTTAAAATATTTTATTGTATTTAAAATACCTTCTTCAAAAGATGTATATTTTATTTCTCCTAAAATTTCTTTATTTCTTTTTAAACAAGGGTTTCTTTTTAATGGGTCATCTTGTGTTAACTTGATATATTCTTTTTTTAATTTACATTCTTTATCAAAATGTTCTTGATAAACTTTTTCAATTATATCAATTGTTTCATTTATTGTAAATTCTTCATCCTTTCCAATATTTATAGGAATGTTACAATTAGAGCCCATTAATTTTACTAACATTTTTACTGTATCTTTGACGTAACAACACGATCTTGTTTGTTCGCCATCACCAAAAACAGTCAGTGTTGTATCATTCATTAAATTTTTAATTACCTCTGTTATTATTCTACCATCATTTAACATCATATGTTCGCCATATGTATTAAAAATTCTTGCTATCTTTATATCTAAATTATACTCTTTTATATATGTAAAACATAACGCTTCAGCTATACGTTTACTCTCATCGTATGAGCTTCTTTCTCCAAAACTATTCACATTTCCATAATAATTTTCATTTTGAGGTGTTTCTTTTGCATCACCATATACTTCAGATGTACTTGAAAATAATAATTTAGAGTTAAATATTTTAGAAATTTCTAACATAATTTTAGTACCTATATATCCAACATCCATTGTTTCAATAGGATATTTTTTATAAAATATAGGCGAAGCTAAACTAGCTAAATGATAAATTTCATCAATTATTTTAATATTGTCATTTAATAAGGAGTCCATTAAATTAAACTTTATAATATCAATGTCATATAATATTACAGTTGAATCAGTATCATATTTTTTAATAAAATTTTCAAAATCTAATCTATCACTAGATATAAAATTATCAACACATATAATTTTATTAATATTTCCTTCTTTTAATAAATATTTAATTAATGACTTTCCAATAAACCCAGCACCACCAGTAATTAAGATATTTTTAGGCATTTGTATTTAAAATTTTTTAATTTTAAATAAAAAATAATATTTCTGAATAAGGATTTTCTAGAAAAATCCGGTTGTTGTTACTCCTGGTATATCTGGAATTTCATCTATATAATGACATGCAAATAATAAAAGTGGAAATATTATTATAGCTGAAAATAACCAGTAAAATAAGAAAGCATTTCTAGAAGTCTTCCATATATTTTTTTGACCATCATCTGAATTGTAACTATTAGGGTCGAAGGCGTAATGCATTATCAATAATGTTGGAAGATATACAAGTAATAATTGAGGTGGACTTATAATTGGTGATATAATAGGAACTATATATCTTCCACCTGGAAGATTACAAAACATTTTACTCATTTGAATGAATACCTGTGCCATTTGTTTATAAATATACAATATAAAAAATTTTTACAATTACAATTACAATTACAATTACAATTACAATTACAATTAAACTAGAATTTAGATGTACTAAAGGCACGTGTTCTACTTATATAAAAATATATAATACTACTAACTCCAAATATAACTGATATATTCCACATTTTGTCAAAATATTCAACCCACGTTCGATGGTCTTTGGGTGGTTCGCCATCCGGCTTTGGAGAAGGAGTAAATTCTATTACCCATGAATCTCTCCAATTCTCTACGACTGTGTCTGTGATTATTTCTGTGGTTGTATCTGTAACTGTATTCATTTAAATATATTTTTAAAAAAAGTTTTTACTTTAAACCAATTTCCTTGGCTAGAGAATTTATACCTTTGCCAAAACCAATATCTTGATTTTGGGATGTATTTTTTATAATAATGTATTGTAATATTATCATTAAATGATACCTTAGTTTCTGACGTCTCTCTTACACTTTCTAATATACTTGTATTACTCTTATTTGAGGATGGCCTCATTGGTGAGCAACGACTTGGCATGATGAGAATGTACTTAGAATTTACAATTAAAAAACACACTTGAATTGAACGCATGCGTTTAGAAGATTGATTTTTTTTGAATAATTATATAAAGTAAAGTAAAGTAAAGTAATGCCACCAAAGGAGCAAATAGGAACTTTGAAATTGAAAAAATTTAAAATTAAAAATATTGTTCCAAATGCCACCATTTTATTACTCGGCAGAAGAAGATCGGGAAAATGTTTCAAAATAGGTACAAAAGTTCTTATGTTTGATGGAACTATTAAAAATATAGAAAATATTAACGTTGGAGATCAAGTTATGGGTGACGACAGTACTCCTAGAAATGTATTAGAAACTCACAACGGGATTGATACTATGTATTCAGTTACAAATGCAAAAGGATTAGAATATATAGTTAATAGCGAGCATATACTTTCTTTAAAATATACAACTAAAAAAACCTTACGGGATGATATTAAAAAACAAGCATATAGAGTTTGCTGGTTTGATAAGCAAAAAATTTTATATACATCAAAAGTTCTTTCTTATAAAGGTAAAGATAAGAATGATGTTAAAATTGAAGCTCAAAAATTTTTAGATGAAATAATAGATGATCGTTATGTAGATATATCTATTAAAGACTTTTCAAAATTATCAGAAAATTATAAAAGATTTCTTCAAGGATATCAAGTTCCTATTAATTTTTCAGAAAAAGAATTACCTATTGATCCATATATGATAGGGTATTGGTTAGGTGATGGTAATAAAAATGAAGCTGTTATAACATCACAAGATTCTGCAGTTTTATCTTATTTTGCAAAAAATTTACCACAATATAAATGTTATTTACATTATAGAAAATCAAATGCATATTATTATGGAATAAATGGTGAAAAAGTTAAGGGATTAAAAAATAACGTCAACTATTTCCTAGATACTTTACGAAAATATAATATGATTAATAACAAACATATTCCGCATATTTACAAGTGTAATTCTAGAGAAAATAGGTTAAAATTATTAGCTGGATTTATAGACGCGGATGGACATTTAGGCAAAGGAAATGAGTTTGAAATTACCCAATGTGCAAAACATGAAAAATTATTAGATGATATAATCTATTTAGCAAGAAGTTTAGGTTTTAGTTGTAATAAACATGAAAAAAAGACTACATGGACTCATAATGGTGTCAAAAAAACAGGAATTGCTTATAGAATACATATAAATGGAGAAGGAATTGAAGAAATTCCAACTCTTATAAAAAGAAAACAAGCAAGTCCAAGAAGACGTAATATTGATATACTATCAAGTGCAATAAAAATTGAAGAATTAAAAGAAGATAAATATTATGGTATTGAATTAGACGGAAATCACAGGTTTGTTTTAAGTAATTTTATAGTTACACATAACAGTTGGCTTGTAAAGGATATTTTCTGGTATCATCGTGATATTCCGTCTGGATTAATTTTTTCTGGGACTGAAAATGCTAATCCCTTTTTTGGTGATTTTATTCCCGATTCATTTATTCATTCAGAATACAACCCTGATTTAATAGAAGGAGTACTTTCAAGGCAAGGTAAAAAAGTACGTGAAAATAGAAAATTAGCAAAAGATACATTAAATGGAGTACAAGATAATAATAAATTAACAAAATTATCAAAAGATGCACTTACTCGTATATCAAAAGATGGATTAGCTGATTCTAATCGATTTTTTATAGTATTGGATGATATGTTAGCAGATGCTAGTGCATGGAAAAAAGAAAAAACTATTCAAGAAATTTTTTTCAATGGACGTCATTTTAATCTTTTTTTCATATTAACAATGCAATATCCATTAGGTATTCCACCTGCACTTCGTTCTAATATTGATTATGTATTTATATTCAATGAACCAAGTATTAAAAATAGAAAAAAAATATGGGAAGATTATGGTGGTGTTATTCCTGATTTTACTATGTTTTGTAATATTTTAGATGAATGTACAGCTGACCATCAATGTTTAGTTATAAAAACATCTGGAAATAGTATAAATATATCAGATCAAGTTTTTTATTATAAAGCAAGTGACCATGACAATTTCCGAGTAGGTCATCCAAAAATATGGCAGTATCATGAACAAAATTATAATAGTAAATTTATTAATCAAAAAGATCTTGAACAAGAACAATTGGAACAATTACAAGAAAGATATAAAAATAGTAGAAAGTTAAAAGTTATTGTTTCAAAAGAAACAGGCGAAATAGTCGATTATGAACAAGAATCTGACTAGGGGGGTTCGCCCCCCTACGACGAACAAAGTTCTACTAATAATTTTAAAACTTATCAAACTGGTGGTAACCTAGTTTTGGTTAAGCCTTTTTTAAAAGGCTAAAGTCGTTTAAAAACAATTATTTAATTATTTATACACTGTATATATAAATAATGGAAGGATCCGAAATACATAAAAAAAAGAAATCTGGATCAAACAAGTCCAGTACAGTACCACTTAATCTAGAAAGTGCTAAAATTTTGAGTGAATCTGATATATCAATGGATGATCTTGAGTTACTAGCAAATAAAAAAAAAATAAATAAAAAATTATCAGATGTATCAATCGAAAATCCTAAAACAGTATCATCTGAACCCCGTAAATCTATTAAAAAGGACTCTAGTCCTAGAAAAAAAAAAGATTCTACTGTAAGTGATTCAAGTGAGTCACATCAAGCTGTACGTAATAAAAGAGCTACTAGAGAAAATAAAGATGACTCTGTTCGTAGAGAAAAAAGCGAATATTTATATAAAATTGGTATTTTAAATGCTAAAGGTAATCGTAGTTCATTACGTTTTGATATGAATAATACATTAGAAGACATTAGAAATGAATATGAACGTATTAGAACTAATATGGAAAATGAAAGAATGGTTAAATTTTGTAAACAAATGTTGTTAATGGGTGTTCAAGGTATTGAAATGGCAAATAACAGATTTGATCCATTAGGCGTTGATTTAGAAGGTTGGTCTGAATCAATGGGATATTCTATGGAAAATCAAGATTACGATGAAGTCGTTGCTGAATTATATGAAAAATACAAAGGAAAAGGTCATATGGCACCAGAATTAAAACTTGTTCTTATGATAGTTGGTTCTGCAACAATGTTTGCTATTACAAAGAAAATAACACAATCAAATACTGGATCACAAAATAATATGCTAAGTTCTTTAATAGGTAGTATGATGGGACAAAAAACTCCACAAATGCCGCAAGCTCCACCTCAAATGTCACCACAAATGCAACAACAAATGCAAGAACAAATGATGCAACAACAAATGCAACAACAAATGCAACAACAACAACAAATGCAACAACAACAAATGCAACAACAAATGCAACAACAAATGCAACAACAAATGATGCAACAACAAGCTCAACAAGCAAGACAACAAAATCAATTCGTTCATCCTGGACAATTTAGAGGGCCTCTTGCAGGCGGGCAAGCGCGATTTGCACAACGAGAACCATCTGAAACTAGTAGTGACGCAGCTCCCTCTAAAGTAAAAGGTCCAGAAGGAGCTTTTGACAACCCTGATTCTGTAAATTTACAAGATATTATGAATACAATGGCTGCAAATAAAGCTAGACAAAAACACCCAGATACTGTTACATTAAATTTAGATGAATTATCATCGGAACCTGAAGTTAAAGCGGTTACAATGAAAAATAAAAGAGGAGGTAAAGCAGTTATTAAAAAAACAACTAGAGGTAAAGCTGTTTAACTTATTTTCTTGTTGGACATATATTCTTTATTACATGCGTCATCTATATAATTATCAATAAATAGTATATATATAAAGAATAATATAATTGTAGTTTTTATATGTTTAATATTCATATACAGTATACAAAAAAGTATTATTATTTTTACAATAGGATTACATAATAAATCTTGACGATGATCATACAGGTCACTAATAACATTACGACCTCCTATAAATGCTATTAAAGCTGCAAATTGTAATGGCGCTACATCTGGTAACATTGAATATAATTGTGGTTCAAGATTTTCAACAGATTCTACTGCATTAGACATAATTAATCTATTATTAATCTATATCAATAAATTAAATTAAAGTAAATTAAATTTAAAAATACTTTAATTTAAGAAAAATTTATTTATTTAGTTTAATCAAGGAACGGAATGAGTAATTATTCTTATATTAAAACAGTATTTCCAAAATTTGAACATTCAAAAGTATATAATGATAAATTATACAGTGATCTAAGTATTACACCAGTAGTACCTCCTCAAAGTTTTACTCCTCCTCAACAAGATGTAAAAGTTACACCTGTTCCAATTGAACAACAACAACATATTGAATTATCTAATTATGATTATAAAAATGGTGCAATTATAAAACCACTTTTTACTCCTGTAGAAACTAAAATTGAAACATTCTCTGAAGAATCTAGTCGTTCAGGTAACTCAGGTCTAGAATATTATAATAAACCAATTATAAATAATAATATACCATATTACTCTTCTCCACTTGTCTCAGTAAAACAAAATGTTCCAGAAACATTTAGAAATGAACATTCTAGTTGTAGTAGTTATATGAAACATATAAGCCATTGCGAAGATTGTAGAATGGTAATGATGAAACAATTTAATATAGAATCAGATCGTATACGTAATGAAGAATTAATGGAATTAATTTCTTATATTATGTTTGGAATTTTTATATTATTATTATTTGATCAACTTAAAAAATAGGCCTTTTCACAAAAGGCTTACCCAAAACTGGTTGCACCACCTAAAAGACCTTAAAAGACCTTAGAGATTCTCATAAACTAATATTTTAAATAATTAATTATTTAAATTAAAATAACTTTAGGTGAACCCTGTTTTGGGTAAGCCTTTTTTGAAAAGGCTTCGTTATATAGATATATTTTTTTTAAAGATATTTATTAATACTAATGAATTTAGATGAGAATGATTTATTAACTACAAATGTTTTTATACCTAAACCAGAATTAAATACAACATTACCAGATGAAGAAGTTGATGGATTTAGAGCATTTTATAAAAAAACATTAATTAAAGAACAACAAGATAAAATTATATCTGATACTTCTAATATAAATATCACTGATGATCCAGAAAATGAACCAGTTGCAATTGTACCACAAAATAATCCTGTTGTAAGAAAACAACGTGAAGTTAAAACATTTATAAATGTAGATTCAAGAGACCGTAATAAAATTTTTTATCCAAAACCAAATAATTTTAAAATTTTTTTAGGTAAATCATTCTATAATGTTAAAAGCATACGCCTTGCGCAAATGGAATTTCCAAATACCAATGCTGTAATAAATACTAACAATAGATATATATATTGGAGAAATCAAGAAGATATTGATCGTGATTGTATTACTGTTAAAAATGATGTTTCTGCATATCCTATTTATTCTGCAGCACTTAAAATTGGTAGTTATACAGTTAGTTCATTGCAAACTGAAATAACAAACCAATTAAATAATGTAAGAAGATTACAAGGAACTATACAAGGAACTGCTGAGGTAGGTGTTTATCATTATTTTGTAGTTTCATTAAATATGAATACTGATATAGTATCATTTACTAGTTTAATTTTAAAACAATTAGCAAATAATCCATTTCAGGTTACTATAAATACAGGATTAATTACAGTTACATTAAATAATCATGGTTATACAGATTTTGAGCAAATATATATTACAGGGTCTAATGCAATAGCTGGTATTACTAGTTCTTTAATAAATGGGTTTCAAACTGTAAGAGTAATATCATCTAATACATTTACATTTCAAGTTACAGTTAATGCAAGTTCAACTGTTGTAGGCGGTGGTAATACAGTAAAAGCAGGTACTGAAGCACCTTTTCAACTATTGTGGGGTGGACATTCTACTACTTCAAATACAGTTGCGCAAAATATAGGATATCCATTAGAAGATAGTTCTCAACTTATTTATACAAATATTTTAGCAATAGAAACTCTTTATGAAATGACAATTATAACATTAACACCACATTTATTAAATAATAGTGCTATTGGTTCTTTATTATCTATTGGATTTTATGATGGAATTTCATTTACAGGTTATCTAAGTTTAACACCGCAAATTTATAATGTAGATTCTACTACAAAAATATCCGTACAAATTAATGACACTACATTACCGTCTGATTTAACTAATAATATCCTTTCATCTGGATGGATCCAATTTGGTACAAATACACCAATACAAGTATCTAGTTATTCAAATTACAATACATCTTTATTTATGGTTACAACTAACACTGCTCATAATTACAGTGTTTCAGATATAGGAGCTTTAATTACTCTTTACAACACGGTAAATTCAAATATTACTAATGATTCTGATTACGACGGCTCTTATGAACTATTACAAGTACCGAGTAGTACACAAATAGTTTTACCGGGCGTGTTAGTTGATTCTAAATTTTTGCTTGGTCAAATAATTAGAAATAATGTATTAACTACTCATACTGTATCTGTATTGTCTCTTACATCATTTCCTAGTTATACATTAATAACATGTAGTAGCCCTCATAAATTAAAAACTGGTGATACTATTTCACTTGGTAATATAGAATTATCACCTAAACCCTTGACTTATGCAAATTTTGTAGTCCAATCTACGCCAACTAATAATACTTTAATAATTAACTACACTATTTCTAGTTACATACTTTCCACTACAAGTTACATAGGAACCGGTTTAATCACTGTGTCATTCCCGAGTCATGGATTTAATACTATAATTGGTATAAGTCAATCTGGCGCGTTAGGTCCAGTTACAATTACTACAACTGTACCCCATAATCTATCAATTGGTGATACTGTACGTATTATGGAAACTAATACAACTCCAAGTTTAGATAAAGGTAGTTATACACTAACAAATGCTACTACATATACATTTACATTTACCCCATCACCAGGTATTACATTAACTAATATTCCAACAGTTGTAACTGGTATAATTGGTATGTCTAATAGTTTTAATCTATATAATTGTACTGATATAGGCGGAATCAGTAGTTTAATTTTAAATGGTATAACTTTTACGGTTAGAACTGTACTAGATGCAAATACATTTACATTTTATATTCAAAATGAATATGCTACTTCTACAGTTGCCGGTATAACAAGTGTATACATTAGTAGTTTATTACATGGTTATTTAGGAACACAAACTAATACTAAAATAGGCCTTTTAAATAGATCTATCAATTTAGAAGGAGAAAATTATTGTTTACTTACTAGCCCTCAATTAGGTACAATGGAAAATACTGGCCCTGTTAATAATGTATTTGCTCGTATATCATTAGATCAAGCCCCTGGATATGTATGTTTTAATTTTTTAAGTAATCCAAAAGAATACAATGCAGTACCATTAAATAAATTAAATGAACTAGAATTTTCATGTGTAAATTACGACACTAGTTTATATGATTTTAATGACTTGGACTGGTCAATGGTTTTAGAAATAACTGAAGTAGTAGATGAAACTAGTGCATTCAATATAAGTTCAAGGCGCGGAATACAAGATACATATTAAAATAAAATTATTAATAATAAACTCAATATTATCAAACTCCGTATATTTAATAATTAGTAATGGAATATTATTATTCTTACAATAATCATATTTTATAGCATCTCGCATTTGCTGTTCTTCTAATGTATTACTTTTAAAATACGAGTTTTCTTCATAATGCTGACGTCCTTGAAATTCAATTAAGAAAAATTTTTTATTTATAAGTATAACTTTAAAATCAAATGGTAAACATTTAATATTTTTACAATCTTTAAATTTATATTGTGGAATTATATTTTTAACATTGATATTATTATCTAGTACAATTTTACATTTAGATTCGCCTTTACTAAAATTACAATATGGACATCCAGTTTTTAAACAAATATGATTATTAGGTTTTTGTTCAAATATGTTTTTACAAATATTACAATATATTTTTACATGAGTATATGCATTTATGTATTTTACTAAATTATAATCATATTTATTACCATGAATTTCTATTGCTTCTTTAATAAATTCAGTATTAGTTTTTCGTTGATTATTATGAGTACAAGTTAAACATTTATGTTCATGGTATAAATGCCCACCCGGAGTTTGTTCAAATATAGTTTTACATGTATTGCATTTTATCTTTACTTTAGTAATAGAATTAATATATTCAACTTGTGTATAATCAAAACTATCACCATGAATTTCTTTTGATTTATTAATAAACTCGTCGCAAGATAATCTTTTTGATAATTTCCAACATAAATTACATCCAAAAGTTCCTTGTAAATGATTATTAATAAATTGTTCATATTTTAAATTACAATTTTTACAAACAAGTGTTACTTTTATATTAGCGCCAGATACAGTTTTAACAAATGAATAATCAAATGTATTTTCTCCATAAAGTTCTCTAGATTTTTTAATAAAATTTGTTAATTTATTATTTTCTAAACAATTTATACATTTTTTAGATATTAAATGATGACTAGGAGTTTGTTCAAATATTATTTTACATGCATTACATTTTATCTTGATTTTAGTCCTAGAATTAATGTATTGTGATAAAGAATAATCATATGTATTTTTATGAATTAATTTAGCTTTATTAATAAAATCTTCTAAACTATCTTTTTTAACCATAAATTAACTATATAAATTCTAATTATTATTCAGTTTTTTAGATAATTTAACCATTTTCTAAGCTTGTATTTTATCTCTTCATATATTTTTTTAAGATTTATACTCATAATTATAATACATAGAAAATTTTAATTTCAATTTAAAAATTTAATTGAATTAGAAATTACTGTACTATATAATTCAATTACTTGTTTTCTTTTATCTGGGTTTTTAATTAAATCTGATAAAAATATTTTTATATCATCTTTAGATGTTTCAGTTTTATGTATATTAATATATGTATAAAAATACATTAGTATAAACATCATAAATGTTTTTTTATCTAAATCTGTAGTACATTTTGTATCCATCAAATTATTTAGGTCGTCATTATATAATATATCAACCAATTCATCTATCATTGGATACACTGTGTTATTTTTATTAGTTAAACTCATTTTATTTAAAATAATTAAATAAAAAAATTCAATTATTCTTTAAAAAAAATATTAATAAAATAAATATACTTTATCATTATTACATATTAATAAATTTTTATAGTATTCTATATAGCTTTTAAGAATTTTTTCTTTAACTTTATTCTTTACACCTTTTAAGTCTGGATTATATCTTATAAATATACATGGTAATCCTAAAGCATAACAAATATTATTCTCTCGAATTACTTCACATATTTTATCATACGAACTATGTGCGTTTTCATCGCATTCTATTATTATAAAAAATGCACCATTATCAATTAAAAAGTCTGGATAATAAGTTTGACAAGAATTATCTAAATTGCATTTTTTATTATGAATAAATGTATAATTATTTTCTTCTAAAAATTTTTTAACTTTTAATTCTTTAGTTTTTAATCTTGTAGATTTATTAGGATTACAATAAGAACAAAGGTAATTATTTACATAATTAGTTTGAAATAATTTACAAGAACGGCACTTCATATTTTCTAAAATTTTTTCTTTATTTTTTTCATAATATTCTTTAGAATATTCTCTATTGTTTTCATTTATAATTTCTTTATTTTCTTCATAATGTTTTTTTTTCTGATTATTAATTTTATCTTTATTATTAACTCTATAATCCTTATTTTTGTTTAAAATTATTTCTTTATTATTTTCATAAAATTCTTTGTGTTTTTCCTTAATTATTTCTTTATTATTTTCGTAATTAATTTTATTAATATTTAAAAATATTTCTTTATTTTCTTCATAATACTTTTTACGTTTTTCATTTATTATTTCTTTATTTTTTTCATAATAACCCTTCCTTTTTACTTTAATTATATCTTTGTTATTTTCATAATATTCTTTTTGTTTTTCTAAAATTTGCTCTTTATTTTTTTCTATATATTCTTGTTTTTTAATTTTTTGATTTTCTTTATTTTTATCTCTATATTTTTTATCATATTCTTTTTTCTTTTCTTTTTTAATATCCATACTAATTTAGTTATATATTAATTATTCATTTTTAAATATAATTAAAATATTTAGTTACATAAAACAATGGAACAACATCTTTTAGCTTATTACGCAGGTATTTTAGTTGTATTTGCATCACATGCTTATATGCTTTACATGCCAACAAAACCATTAATGACAATGGAACAACACTGTTACCTTAATATAGCAGCAGCCTTATTAATTGCTTACTATTTTATGAATAAAGAGGGTTTTATTAAGTTTTAAAAGACTTTTTGAAAAAGGCTTACCCAAAACTAACTACCGTCAAATTTATTTTTTTATTTTAGTAATATCTAATTTCATTTCTATATTATTTAATATATCATTTTGTAAAAATGAACTTAGATATTTTTTAATATTTGGTTTTGCCAATTCTTTTCTAATTATTTTTAATGTTTCATCAAAATCATCTATATCATCAAATTCATCACCATATTTTTTTACACATTCATTTAACTTTTGTTTTAATACTTTTATCATAGGATCTGATAACAATTCACATGTATCTTTTAAATTTTTTACAACTTTAACTGAAGCAAGTGCTTCATCTTTTACTGATGATTCAAATGTTGGTGGGTACTTTTTTACATATTTTATAGCATGATTTTCTGGATGTTCTTTATTGCATAGCATTTTTTGAAGATAATCACTTATAAATAAATTAAGACGTTCAGGCGTTCTTTCTCCTTTATCATAATCTTTTAGTAACTGTTTCATTTCTTCAGGTTCAATATATTTCATATTTAATTGTGTTATAGGATTTATATTAATTACTACATTTATATTATTTGTATTATTAGATTGGTAATTATTATGATCTCCATTAATTGTTAATTTTGATATTTGTTTTTGTAATAACAAAATTTTTTCATGAATATCATATTGTGATAATGTAGGGAATATTTCGCATCTATTTTCTTTAAGATGTTTATTAAGACTATCCTTTCTAGTAAAAGACTTATTACAAAAATTACAAACACAACTCATTACATTCTAATTATTTTTATTTTTAAATAAAAATATTCTCAAAATCCCTTGGGCTATGTAAAAATAAAGTTGATCGAGTCCCGCCAGAAAACACCGCCAAAAATTCTTAAAAAATGGCTTAAATCACTGTAAACTCTGGCGTGTTTTTAAGTAATTCTTGGAGGATTGTAATTTATAATTTATGTGTGAATTAAGAATCTTATGTTAATAAATTTAAAAAAAAAAAATAATAAAAAATATTCTTAAAATTTCCCAAGAGCCTATGTAAAATAAAGTTGATCGAGTCCCGCCAGAAAACACCGCCAAAAATTCTTAAAAAATGGCTTAAATCACTGTAAACTCTGGCGTGTTTTTAAGTAATTCTTGGAGGTAATTAAGTTTTGCGATAATAATAAAATTGGAATAATATTATAAAACAAGAAAACAGTGATACACTACAAGAACATATCCATTGTAAATTTTTTAATGCTATATATCTGAATTTATCAGATAAATCTCCTTCATCAATGTCAACTACATTAATTAAAATACTTAGCAAAAAGAATATATCTGTAAAAATCATGCTTACAAATGAAAACTTTGATAATCCCCTTGTAGAACCTCGTAAATAATTTGTATAAATTTGTGAGAATTTACTTGTTGTAAATAATATATTTGCAATCCAAGCTAAAATTTCAATAAGTAGTACGTCTCTTGTCATGTACACAATCCATAACAAAAACAATGCATTTGGTGTTACTACTAATGTAGTAGCCCATTCAATTGGTCCTAATATTCTTTGTTCTTGTTCTTGGTCGGTTTCTTGGTCGGTATCTGACTCAGTTGTAGGAATTAATATGTAGCGATCTTTTATTCTATAATACAACAATTGAGTCATTAATATAGATGTTATAACAAGATGATGAATACCAATATATATCACTGTTATATTAGTCATTTTAATCAAGGCAATACATAATGAAATTATTCCTCCAATTAATAGTTTATAATAGAAAAGATAACTTATAGCTTTACTACTATTATTTTTATAATTTTTATATATTTGAGGAATTGCTATTCCGAACCAAATTACTAAATTACTTATACCAAATACTAGTGACAACGTCTCACCTAACAACATAATTAATTAATAATCTAAACATTATTAATTCAATTTTTTAAAGTACTCACGCTACATTCACTGAACGTAGGCTGTACCCCCAGTAAGTACCCAATTTCCAAAAGCGGCATCATATACTATTTCACATGATTGTCCTTGGCGTTTAAATTCAATTTTAGTAGGCGTTCCTCCAAGTGGATTTGGTGTAATTAGTTTATTTGTTCCAAAGAATAATGTATATGTATTACCTGCGTTAAATACTACACTTGACATAATAATCTTTTTAATTTGTCCATCTGCCACCCCAGTTGTACCCATAGTTCCAGAGCAACTCGTCCCTGAACCAGTTAAACTTACAAATGAAACCACTGTATCTATTCGAGGATTTTGAAATTGATTTGATGAACTGCAAGTAAATCTATCAATAGAGTAATTCAATGTACTTGACAATGTAAGATTGGTTAAATTTGCTGAAATAGTAGTTCCTAAATTAGTAAATCTACCAGTTTGAGCAATAGTTTGACCAATTGGTGTATTATCAATTAAACCAGAATTTACTTGAAGATAACTTGGATACACATTCCCACCTGTAAGTGTTGTACTTAATATAACAGAACTAGATGTATTCCCAATTGAATTAGTTAGTAATTTATTAATACTAATATCACCAAGTACACCTTGTGTAACAACATTATTAGCAATAGTAGCTTGATTATAAAACGTCCATTGTTCAGTACCATGCATCCAACCAAAAAACCCAGTACGATAATTTTGCGACCCAGATGTTACACTAGTATTCCCGACTGTACTCCAATATTGAACCATAACCCCTACGTCTTTTCCTTGGTAACTAGTGAGAACACTAGTAAGAGTACCAGATGATCCAGGTGCAGAAAGAGTTCCATTAGGTACTACAATTGTACTATCATTAATTACTCCACTTACAATAAAAGTACCATCAATTACAGGTGTACTATTAGTATTTTTAACTGTGATAGAATCTCCTATACGAAGATAATTTGGAGTAGCTGTAGTAATTGAAATACTCCCTGTAGTAGTTGTATTTGCTATATTAGTAATTGTAAGAATTTGAGATGTACCTAATGGTAACATATAATCATTGGAATTACTTTGGACAGCACTTGCAGAAATAGATCCCAAAATATTTACATTTCCTGCTATTGTAACCGTTGAACTATTTATTCCTATACTTTCATATCCAAATAATTGTAATTGTGTACCATCACTTGTAATGTAATTTGTACTACCACCTGTTTGACTGCCAAATGCTAGTTTATTATTAATTGGGGTGTAAATTGTTCCACCTGACACTGGACTTAGATTAATATTACCAGAACTATTAATAATATTTAAAGTACCAGAAGTGTCTTTTACAATGTATGTACCACCAGTCCCAAAATTTAATGGGGTATTACCTGATATATTCACAAACCCATTTCCACTTGTATTTGTAATTAGACTTATTCCCCCGCTTTGAGATGTAATTGATATATTACCATTACTTGACCCTGAAATAGAGCTTGCACTTGTATTACCAAAATTAATTGAACTACGAAATGGTAAAATAACATTACCTGAACTAAACATTGTGTTGGTACTTATTATATTTAACTGAGCTCCATTACATCCAATTAAAGTATTTACATTACTAACAGTTCCACAGGCAACGTCAACGTTTGTAAAATTACCTTTTGCAAAATAACAATTTCCATAACTTCCAGAAAATACTTCATTTGTATTAATACCATTTGGAATAAATTCAAAAGCTCCAAGTGCATTATTATACCCAAAAAATCCGGTTTTATTAGTTATACCATCACTCCATTTAAATTCTATACCTCTATCATTATTATCATTTATTATACTTCCACTGCTGTATCCACCTAAGGATATAATTGGATCTCTAATATTTGTAACCGTACTATATACATTATTGGTAGTTCCATTAATTTGTACATTAGAATTCAATATTAAATTTCCAGATCCATTCAATACTGATATAGTCATATTACCACTTGAATCTGATATTATATTATTTCCAGTAGTACCAAAGTTTAATGGCGTGCCAGTTGGAACTAAAACTGTATTTGCACTTAGATTAATATTATTTGCACTTGCATTCAGCGTGTTTGGAGCATATAAATTAATAGTACCACCGCATCCAGTTATAGTATTAACATTTGCTATAGTTCCACATGACATGTCAATAAAAGTGCTTCCTCCTGTTGCTGTAAATATTAAACTATTAGCTACAAGTGCACTACCTAATTGAAATTGCCCTAATGTTCCTGTAATAATTTCATTATTATTAGTTGCATTTTGATAAAATGCAAATACTCCAGTATTACTTTTATATCCGAACCATCCCAATGATAAATTCCCAGAACTATTTAAATAGCTGTATTCAATGCCTCTATCTGTAAGACTATTACTATTAATATTACCAGTTGTAATACCAGCTGTAAACCCAAGTGAAATTATAGGATCATATATTTTAACATTTTGAGTATCTAACGTAATAACAGATCCTGATGTTTTATTTCCTGTAATAGTAAAATTTTGTGAAGTTATATTTGTTACTGTATTAATATTATTTTGAGTAACATTAGTTACAAAAAGTGACCCTCCAGTATTTGATAAAGTTGTAGAAATACTATTAATCAATGTGCTAGTTGTGTTAGACAATACTAAATTACCAACAGTAGAGACAATAAATGAGTTTCCAACATTTAATTTAACATTTGTAGGTACGTTCACAGTTGAATTTGCAGTTAAATTAATATCAGCAGTATTTAAAATGGTGACATTAGAACTTCCTGAAGTTCCTGGTCCAGTAACAATTAAATTACCAGTTGTATTTATTCTAATACTCCCTGTAGTTCCGGTAGTTCCAAATACAAGATAACTTGCTGGATTTATTCTGACATTTCCAGTACTACTATACAATTGAATATCTCCTGTTCGTGTTGAAAGTAATATATTACCAGAACTTGAACTTATATTAACTGATGTATTTGATATTAAATTAATATACCCAGATGAACTTAGTAATGAAATACCACTAGAATTTCCTGATATAATTTGAGTTGGAGTTGTACTTGTTCCAAATTGTATACTACCAGTTGTAAGTGACCCTGACACTGGAACAATTATATTACCGGATGATGGAAGTAAATACAAGTTTTTATTTGAATTCACAAAAAAATTAGAACTAGTATCAGATACAATAAAATTTGTACTACTTGTACTATTCCCATCAAATGTTAATTTATTTCCACTTGAAATAATTGTGTAACTTGAATTTAATAGTATAGAATTACTACTCAAGACTAAATTCCCATTTGTATTTTCTTTTATAGAACTACCGCTAGTTCCAATTGTAATTGGAATATTATTAGGAATATTTACACTCGTACCTGCTATCAATTTTATAGTACTTGCTGCTGAAATATTTACATTATTACTACCATTTATATTAACTGTTCCTCCACATCCAGTCATTAAAGATACATTTTGTATAGGACTACATGCCATATTTAAAATACCGTTAATTGTAATTGTATCTGCTGAAATAGCACTAATATTAAAATTACCAGGTGTACCAGTCATGGTTTCATTAGTATTTGTTGCATCTGTTAAGAAAACAAACTGACCTTTATCTGTTTTATATCCAAACCACCCTAATTTTAATGAACCAGCAGTAAAATATTGAAATGATATACCTCTATCACTATCATCACCAAATGTATTTAATGAGTCAGGATTATTACCATTTGTATTTGATGTATAACCTATCATAGGGTTAGGATCATAAAATCGAGTATTTGTTGTTAATATATTAGATTGACTACCAGTTACAATAACTTGTCCTGTACTACTGGAAATTATATTAAGAGAATTATTATCAAAATTTAAATAACTAGATCCTAATTGTAACTTGGAAACGCTTGGTATAATTACAGAATTACTTGAACTTACATTAAGATTGATATCTCCTTGAGAATTAATATACATTCCAGTAGTATTTCCTTTAATACTATTTAAATTTGTACTAGAACTAGTTATACCAAATGTTAATGGAATATCTGTAGGAATTGTTACGTAATTTTTTGATATTAAATTAATATTATTACTTAATTGTTTAATATAACTCCCTATATTACCACTTGAAAATAATGCATTACCATTTGTAGAAATTGTAAATTTATTTTTGTCAATTATACTTGTAACTGTAAAAATACCATTAACAGCCGGAACACTATTTGTATTAGATATAGTAATAGTGTCTCCAACATTTAAATTAGTATCTACAGGTGATGTAATTTGAACTCGTAGACTACCATCAATTACTATATCAGATATATTTTTAGTTGAAACTCCTGTTTCAGTTTGTAAAGTTATATCTCCATTTAATGTTCTAAGTAATTGTGAATTAAAACTTCCTATAGTAACACCAGAGTAATTTGAAATTAATTTTAAGTAATCAGAAGCTAAAACTGTATAATTACCATTTGCTAAAGAACTTAAGTAACTACCCTGCGAACTTACTATATTAGTAATTGGACCCGTAAGATTCAATTTGCCTAAATTTTTTGGTAAAAAATTAATATCACCATTAGCAGGTGATACTGCTGATATTGTATTTTCACATATTGAAATATTTCCTATAGTAGCACATCCGTCTAATTTTAATTCACCTTTTATATTCAATATACCGGCTCCCGAATCCCAAAATACACGTTCTGGTGATTGTAATCCATAAAAAGTAATATCTCCTGTAGTTGTAAGTTGACTAAAAAAGGCTGAATTATTCCCATTAGCACCAATAATTGAATTATTAATTTCTGAATTTGTAATAATTACATTATCTAAATATGCACCTTGTAAAAGACCAGCAGTTGCTTCTGGGGTTAACACTAAATCGGTAGCTGATAAATTACTTACAACTATAGAATCTGCTTGAATACTAGAGCCTTTTAATGGCTTTGCTTGCGAAGAATTTTTTGACATATTATATTGTCACTCTAATGTATACTAATAAAATTATTATAAAAAATAAACTAACTAATTTAGTTAGTTTATTTTTTTTGACAATTGATTTATATTAAGGTAATGCTACATAATCAGAATTACGATTTATTCTTTTATAAATTTGATTACCTAGATGAATATATAAAAACAGTATTACACTTGCAACTAATACAGAAAGTAAATCCAAGGTTACTTTTAATTCAACTGGCATTTTATCAAATGCAACTCTAATTGTTGCTATAGGATCTGGTTCAGGAGAATTTTCTTGGGACATATACATTTTTTATTAATTTTAAAAATAATTAAATTCATTTATTTTTTAATTTTTAATTAATTAAAAAAAATCTTTTTATTAGTATATATTATAAAATGTCAATTGAAAATTTTCTAACCACAGTTTTTACTCAAAATGGAGGAGCTCGTCGTAGCCCGGTTCGCAGATCTGTTAGCAAATCTGTTCATAAATCATCTGCCCGTAAATCTGCCCGCAAATCTCACCGTAAATCTGCCCGCAAATCTGCCCGTAAATCTGCCCGCAAATCTCACCGTAAATCTGCCCGCAAATCTCACCGTAAATCTGCCCGTAAATCTGCCCGCAAATCTGCCCGCAAATCTCACCGTAAATCTCACCGTAAATCTGCCCGCAAATCTGCCCGCAAATCTCCCCGCAAATCTCACCGTAAATCTCACCGTAAATCTCACCGTAAATCTCACCGTAAATCTCACCGTAA